GACTCTTGGAAGTTAATCAAGGTGCGCTTGTGTCGCTTAATAATAGCACCAAGAGACATCGAAATGCCAGCAGCAGTTGCCTCACCGTTTATAGAGCCTCCAACACCAGAAGAGTCTACGGCACCTGTCGATTGCTGTACCATAGTCTGTAGCGCCTGAGCCTGAGCAAAGGTTATCTGACTAACGTTACCAAAGTTGAACGGATTAATGATCTCCTTTGGGTCGCCGTTAGTTAAAAGTATCTTACCAGCTCTAATCTCTGGCTTAGTGCCCCTAGGGATGCGTGTAGCGTCCATAGCAAGCATAGGGTGTACTGTGAGCGCTAGTGCGTCTATACGTGCTCTCAGCTCGGCATCTAGAGCCTTCTGACTGTTGTAGCCTTTCTCACACACACCACGACCATAGAAGCGACTAGGTACTACATCCCAAGGGAATGCAACTACAGGTCTGTCCTTCATCATGTATGGGCTTGGCTCTGCCTTAAGGATTACTGACTCATTACCAATGATGACTACAGCTTCAATGTAATAGCTTTCCTTCTCATCCTCATCTAAGTCATAATCCACTTCTTTCTCAAGAAGGTGACGTGGTACTAAACCATAATACTTTGTAAGGCGTACCTTATCGTCTTGGTGTACAGTTAACTCATTGTCAGGTTCTAGGTCGAAGTCTTCACTAGCATTGCCCATGTAACCTTCACGATAGACACCCTGCTCCTGTAGTTGTTCTACAATGTGAGAGCTGACAAACTCATCAATGGCACAGCCTAAGGCTTCCTCGATGTTAGTTGCTACAGGGTCAATACGGAAGTTCTGTGGTAGGATAGGTCTCAAACGGACTACAGTACGCTTAGTTACGTTAACACCCACAGCCTCCATAGCACCACCCATGACAGCTTCAGTCGCAGGCTTCATCTCATTGATTTCTTCTAAGACTACTTCACCAATGCCATTACCAAAGACTGCTGAGTTGATTAAACATTCACTTACGTCACGTCTAATCTTAGCTAAGTCAAAGTCTTCATGTAGCTTCTTGCGCAAGAACATAATGTCTTGAGTCTCAGAGTCGCCCATGTTATCTTTGATGTCAAAATACTTACCACGACCGAAGGTAGCCTCTTCTATCTCAGCTACGTTAGACTCTACGGCCTGCTGCAGTGCTGGCGCAATAATCTGACTACGCTCAGCTTGACGAGTCTTGTCACTAGCATTCCAGATGCCACGCCAGAGTCTGTAGTACTCTTGGTGCTTCTGTGCATAGTTGTTCTCGTAATAGTCTCCCCAATCATTGACCTTAGTAAGAACCCAATCTTCTAGGCTCTGCTCAATGATGATAGGGTCAGTGCTTTCGTTGTAATCATTAATCATTTGTTGTGTCTCTCGTCTTTGGGTTAGGCTAGTAGCCACTAATGGAATCTAAAGCATCCCAATCATCTTGTTGTTCAAAGTTACCAGTGTAAGCTACTTTAGCTAGCTGGTCTATGTAGGCTAAGGAATCGATTAGGTCGTCATGGGTAAGAGGGTCAGGGAACTGGAAAAGCTCGTCAAGGAAGCGAGGGTGCCATTCCTTCTTCTTCTTGTTTAAGGTGATACGCCCATGTTCAAAGCGTCCCTGTAGTGCCCACATGATCCTGTCAGTTTTCTTTTGGTTACCGTGGGTCAACTCCTCTACACGAAAGAAGAATGATTGTCTTTTCATCATATCCATGAGAGGTGACATAACAGCTTGCTTTGAGATACCTTTCTCAATGCCTACTGACAAAGGCTTGTAATCCTTGACTGCTTGGAATATCTTCTTAGCGGTATCATCTAGAGTCCATCTGCCATAGATCATATCTTCGACAAACCAACCTTCTTCATTGACAAAGACTATGGCTAGGGAAGAGTTATCTAAGCGTGAGGTGTTACCTTTAGCTTTAGAAACATCCTTGAAACCAGCGAGGTCAATAGCAATATAATAATCACCATCACCAGCAGGTTTGTCACCAAACTGTAACCACTCCTCTTTAAACATCTCAGAGCCTTGGTTCTTAAAGCTAGCCATGAACTCTTGTTGAAAAGCATGAGTTGACATACTCTTCTTAGCACTGTTGATTTCATCTGCATCTAAGGTTTCATTGTCGTAGCTTGTGAAGTGCCAAGACTCAAAGGCAGTATCATCCTCTAGCTCAGCATACTTGTATAAGTCATAGAAGTGATTACGACCCTTAGGGGTGCCTATGAATAAGCAACCACCCTTTTGGTCTGCTAAGGCTGGTCTTAGGATCTCCTCAAAGACCTCAGGCTTCATGTCGCCATATTCATCCATGACTAGGTACTTAAGACTCACGCCTCGCATCGTGTCTGGTCTATCAGCACCCTTAAGACTTATAGTGGCGCCATTGACCAAGGTAATCTGCATGTTGTTTATGTGTGCTTGAGAGATGACAGGTGCACCTAGCTCTAGCAAGAGTTTCCATAGGATGTCCCTAGCTTGTCCTTGGGTGGGAGCAACGTAGAATACATGTGAGTTAGGTAAGGTGGCTTGTAGGGCATTGACTATTAAAAGCCAAGCAGCTAAGCGACTCTTGCCGCAACGTCTACCAGCAGCTACTACTTTGAATCGAGTATCATCAGCCCATACTTTCTTTTGCCACTTCAACAGTTCTATCTGTAGGTCGCTCATGGTGAGACAACCTCGTATGTAGCGTCAGTGATGTCTTGATCTTGAGTGTCTTGAGTGCTTGAGGCGACAGACGCACCGATTCCAGTAATATTAATCTGTATAGCACTCTTGCCACCACCCTTAACAATCTCTTGTTCAAAGGCTGCTGTAGGTGCCACACGATCCATTACTAATTTCCATGCACTAGCTTGATGTTTGTGTTCATCATCTAAAGCTGCATTGAAGATAGCCTCTAGAACTTTAGCGGACTTAGGTGAGGCAAGCATCCTAGCTTTGTACTCATTGATAATCGTAGCATCACCTTTAGGTCTGCCTATGATTCCTTTGGGACGCTTGAGTGCTGACTTCTTAGGTCTGCCTACCTTCTTTCTTTTTGTAATATCAGCTGTATGATAGCTTCGGTTCTCCCTACCTGACTTGGTAAGCGGAATACCTTTATCTGACACACCATACTTGTGCTTTGGTTCTTCAGCTTTAGATTCTTTGGGTTCTTCAGATGTTGACAAATCAATTACCTCTGTGTTGAGATTGACTAAGAGTCTTAAGTATACTTAAGTGTCCTAAGGTTGACCTTACTATGACCAAACACTGTGTTTAGAGTCTAGTGTACAACACATATAGGTATCGCCTTAAGTGTCTTAAGTATACTTAAGAACCTTTAGTATGTCTTTAATTATTATTAATGAATAACTAAATGACCTACTAAAGAGTCTTAAGATAAACTCTATACTATAAGTATATTATAACACATTTAAGAGTAAAAGTCAAGCACTAATACTATTGATTACCTTATAGTCACATTATGTCCATGGGTCAACCTTTGGTCACATTAGTTACTTAATGCAATAAGTCAATAGAATCATGAGATTACATAAGATTGCATAAGATTACGTTTGTCAACTAAAGATTTCATTATTCACCTATTTTAAGTCCCTGAGGTAGCCTCTAGTATACCGAGAAGTCCATAGGCCCCCGTCCCCCGACTTTAGTCACCTGATGACTAACTCAAGTCCTCAAGTCACCTGATGACTAACTCAAGTCCTTAGGTCATCTTGTGACTAATCAGGGCACAATAGTCACGGGGTTGACTTAAGGCCTTGAGTGTGCTTGAGAACCTTGAGAATCTTAAGCACACTTGAGACACAATAGCAAGCCGTGACTATTTGAGGTGCATTAGTCACATAAGTTTCATAAGTTGACAAGTGAATGCTTAAGTGGGTGCCTATGGCCACTATTGACACTATGCAATACCTATGCCAACTATTGTAGCACCTATCTATTGTGTGTGCGCGCACGAATACCATAGTCACCTATGACTTGTCAAGTATTATGTATAGTGTGACTCACTAGTCACCTGTTTACTTTAGTGTTACCTATGCTACTATAGACACATCACCAAGCAGCACACAGCAGCTAGGGTAACCAAGGCCACAGGCCTAAGGAGCACACAGCATGACATACGCACAAGTAAAGCAAGCATGGTATAGCGAATCATTTGACCTAGTTAACGCTACACAAGCGCAAATAACTAAGCTTGAGAATGAGTTTACACGCACTGGTAATGAGCATGGCAGCGATTGGGTACAAAGTCGCTATGATGATTGCCAAGAGGAAATGCATTATTTACACGACCAAGCATTAGAGGAGTTCATGTAATGACTACTAGAATCTGGAACAAAAAAGAAACTCAAGCAGTACTAAAGGAACTACGTACAATGTACAAGGTGGATAAGCTACCACATGGCTATAGTGTCAAGGATGATCAAGGCACTGAGGTGCTACGAGCTATGATAGGTAACGGTAGCTATCTAGTACGCTTTAGTGATGGTCTATTTGAGACTAACTAGCGTTGTTGATTTATCATGGGCCTTTAGATACACTAGAGGCCTAGAGTAAACCAATAGAGGCAAAGACCATGAATGCAATGTTAAAAGTAAAGAACAAGCCACAAGCTAATAAGTCTAAGGCCCTAGGCTACGTGCTATATGAAGGGCCTAGCGCCCTAACTGGTACACCTATTGTCGCTATACTCACACTAAAGACAAGTAACCGTAAAACTGGTGATATGGCACAAGTGTGGATTCTAGACGCTGGTGACCTAAGCCCTGTGGAACTAAGCAAAGCTAAACTTGATTCTAGTATCTGTGGCAATTGCCCTCACAGGCAGTCGCTAGGTGGTGCTTGCTACGTCAATATTGGTCAAGCGCCTTTAGCAGTGTATAGGGCCTATAAAGCTGGACGCTATGCTACCTATGATTCTAAAGAGCATAGCGCACAATTGGCATATAGAATGGTACGCCTAGGAGCATATGGCGACCCGTCTGCAGTGCCTTTTGAAGTTATGTATGCTATCACACAAGCCGCTAAAGGCCACACAGGATACGTACACCAAGCGGCTCATGCTGGTTTTGATACACGATTCTTAAGCATATGTATGCTATCTGCAGACACACCTAAACAAGCTGCTAAGTGGCAAGCTATGGGCGCTAAGACCTTCAGAGTAGCACTAGAGGGCGATAGCTTAGCCGCTAACGAGGTGGAATGCCTAGCGGATAGCGAAGGTATCCAATGCGTTGATTGTGGCCTATGCAATGGCACACAAGGCAATGTCGCTATAACGGTACATGGTTCACGTGCAAAGAATTTTAAATCTAACCTAATCCAAATGACAGAGGTAGCATAACATGGCTATATTATGGGATATTCTAGTTATACTATTGACTATAGGCTTTATATTTATGTTGCCACTATTCTATTGGCTCCTAGTAGGTAGGAACAATAGCCCCACGGCTAAAGATAGGGCCGCTAAACATAAACTAATGAGGCGCAAGCCATGAGCACGTTTATTGAAGTAACTCAAGAAGCATTCGAGGCCATAGTAGGCGACACACAGCCATTGACTGAAATGAGTAGTGGCTCAGGTGTCGAACGTCTAAGCTATACATCTAAAGGTATGTATCTGGAGGCTATAACCAACTACTACAGTAAGCCAATAACTCAATACTACATACAGGATATTAACGCATGATAACCCACGACTTCAAAAGGTGCCCATTCACTAGGACGGCTAAAGTAAAGGCTAAGGCCGCTAAAGCTAAACGTAATGCTACCCTAGCGGCTATAGCCATAAACACGTTAGGCGGCTTAATTGGTGCCTTCTGCGTGGTGTATAGCGTCCATGTGGTACTAGGCTAGACTTAAGCTAAACTAAAGAAAGGAGGCGCAAGCCATGAAAACACAAGACCTAAGCACACAAGCAACCGAAGTCTACAACGTGATGTTAGACCTAAACTGGAGTGAGCCCTTTATCACATTTGACCATATCCAAAAGGCCACAGGCCTTAGACGCTCTAGATTAGCCTCTACGCTAGCTGAGCTGGTAAGTGCTAGTAAGGTATTAGCAGGCAATGAACAGGCGTTAGGCAGCGTTATAGAGACCTTCACGCCTATGGTCAAGGGTAGTGCCTACGGCTATCCGTTAGACTACTTTAAAGACTACAACGAATGGTGTCTTAACAAGCTTTAGCCTATAATAAGCATAATAAACCTTGACACAACCTAAGTTAACAGTTAATATAACCTAGGACAACCTAAAGAGTAATAACTATGAAATGCAAAGCGTGTGACCAGATCTTAAATGATATAGAGTTAAGTAGAAAGGACAGGAATACAGATTTATTTATAGACCTGTGTGGAAAGTGCTTGACATACTCAAATGAAGCAAGTTACAATGTAGACCTAGAGGTTGACATTGATGAAACTAAAGGAGAATCACCATGGCTAACAGTACAATAAATGTTGAAATAGATGTAATGGGTGAGGAGGTATCTTTAGAAGTAGAGGTACAATGGCACACAAGCGAAGCTAACGAGCTGACCATAGACGACTTCTATGCTTATGCTCTCCTAGGTGAGGAGGTAGAACGTATCCCTTACTGGATGCATAAGATCATAGAGCGAACTAACCTACTAGAGGAGTATTACGAGGATATAGAAAATAATTGTGATGATAGTGAATATTGAGCTTGACACAGTTCTCAAGTCTTGGTATAATATACCTAAGAACAAAAGAAAATCTTTTAGTTATTCATAATGATTAATTAAAGACATTCTAAAGGTTCTTAAGTATACTTAAGGTTCTTAAGAGTCTTAAGTAGTAGACCTATTTGGGTCAGAATAGATAATCTAAACAAAGGTAGTTAATATGTCAGTAATTAATGGTAGTGCAGCATTTATCAATTTGTCAGAGCATGAGCTTTATCAGGGTCAGTCAACGGGCAAGTATTCGTTAACGGTGACCTTAGATGATGCGTCAATTGAGCAGTTAGCTTCTCAAGGTGTCAAGCTTCGAGACTATGAGGGTAGCAAGCAACGTAAGTTCGCAAGTAAGTTTGATGTACCCGTCTATGAAGCTAACGGTGATGAATTCATGGGCAATGTTACACGTGGTAGTCATGTACGTGTACAGTATAGCCTAGGTCAGGAGCATCCAGTGCATGGTATTACACCATATTTGGATAAGATCAAGGTACTAGAGCTAGCCTCAGGTGACACAGACGAAGACTTTTAACCTAAGCACCTAAGCCACAGGAGGCTCTCTAAGGCCTCCTAAGTTTACCCCTAGCCTTACTATGTCTTTAGTGGCTAAGGCACCTTAGACAGGACGACAGGAGCTTCTAGAGCTAAAGGAAACTAAAGAATGAGTAGGTCAACCAAGAAGCCAAAGACAGGCGCTAAAGCAGTCGCCCATAGTTGCAGGAACAATGGTACATGTGAGTATTGTAGAGGTAATAGGTTACATAAACATAGGCGTAAGGGGAGTAAATCTAATGAAAACATACCGAGTATTTGAATGTGCTAAGCATAGATTCACGTGGGCTGGAGGCACTGTCATAAACATTATTTTTATATGTGATGATGGGCGTGAGTTCATTGCAGACCGCTTAGAGTTCTTTGATGTAAGGAATGATAAGATGGTCATGGACTTATGCCTAGAGTGGCTAGAAGATAATGATCTTATAGAAGAAGCAGCATACTATAACATTTTATAATAAGGAGACTAAAGACTAATGA